TAATTTCTAAAGTTTCGTAATGGTGAATTCCTGAATATGCTTCGTTGCCATACTTCTCTTCTGTTATTGCTTGTACCGTATAAGCATCAACTGGTAGAGAGAATAATGGATCTATCATGTTGTTTGTTAGTATGATAATCCAATCATATAATGGATTTCCATAAGCATCATTTGCAATTTCATCTAATCTCTTACCGTCTTCTATAGTATATTTGGTGTAAAATACAGCAAAATCAAAAACGTCTGGATTAATTTGATATCTACGAAAAAAATTCTTTGCAATAATAAAATCAGATTCCGAAAATGGATAACTGATTGGTTTTTGATCGTAATTAATATCTGGTACTAGTGAAAAATACATTAGAATCCTGCTTGAATTTCAGATGCGTAAATGAGTTTTGTCTCCAAGAATTGAATTGACAACTCAGTGGCAACAGGTGCTCCTTTACCATATGTAGCATAGGTTCCGTCTGGAGTGTAGTTTACCTGAACTTGTCTAATCGCACAGGGTTTAAATTGTGCGATGTAACCGTGGGGTTTGCCTCCAGTCATAAATGTAAACTTACATAGTAATGGTACACTAATAAAAGTTACATCCGCAAAATTCTGATCGGCATCACCTTGTAATCCTTTTTCTGCTCCCTGAGATCCCCATTGTGGTAGAGAAGCGGAACGAAAAGCATTCACAATTAATTTAACCTCCTGTGCTTCAGTTGCATTTCTAGGAACCATCTTCCAAGTCATTCCAATTTCCCTAAGATCTGGGGAATCATATAAGAGTTCTGCGTTGGGGTTTAGAACAATACCTCTGGTTGCTCCAGTGATGTCATTAACACCGAGGTTTCCACCTACACCTGGAATTGCATTCAGTGCAGAATTAGTGACTGCTGCCTGAAGTGCCTTCAAATTGCCCCCAACATCTTTAAGTTTATCTGCTGCAAATGATAAATTGGCACCAGCTAGAGCTCCAATAGCTGCTTTTCCTAGACCAGAGAATGACTTTCCTTCCCAGTTCTGTTTCATTTCATTACTAAGATCTTGAGGTACAGGAAGAATTACGGTGTCTATACCTTTGTCAATTTGTACTTTGACTTTTTCTAATTGTGAATTTATAACTGAAGCATTATAAGAACCTCCTTGTGAAGTATTTGTAGTATCTTTTCCGAAAGGGGGATTGTATTTTACAAATTCAAATACCACATAGTCTTCTTCTGATCCAACTAATTTATCAGATGGATATCTTATAATTGATGTGTTTATTGGACCAAGTGGTTTTGGTTTAATTTCACCAAGACCAGCAATACTGTTGTAATCATCAACACCTGAGGTGGTGGCACCAGCACCATCATTCGTGAGATCTGGTCGGAGATTTGCATCGGTTGGTGGTGCAATTTTGTATTGCGTTACGTACTGTGGTGGATTTTTACCAAAAAGTTGAAAACTATCTAGTCTTCTTCTGTAGACGTAATACTTACCATCTACTGGACTTTGATAGTATGCCTTACCATCAACCAGTTCTGTTCCATTGCTATATTGTATAGGTTTTTGTGCCATTACTTCACCATCTCTGTGTCTCTTTGTTTACCATATCCACGTATGACTCTCCTCCCTTTGATACGGTCGTAGTAGTTTTCGTCTGTCTCCTCCCACACAAGTTCTTTAGTGTAAGGAAACTTGCCTTGACTACCTTTTACATTGCGGACAAAGTTTTCAAGTGGTAATAGAATGGCAGTGTCCCATTCTGAAGCGGCAAGGTCAAGCATGAAACCGTCTACTTGACTGGTTAAATATTTATGGAAGCATTTCTTAGGAATGTCAATTCTACCTTCCATTAACCTTTTAATTACCATAATACGTTTTTTTGGTGACATGTAATGTAAGTTACATCCCCAAAATTCTTGAGGAGTTGCTCTCATTACATAAACTAAGGGGAATGCATCATAATAAGGCAACCACTTCATCTTTGCCTTATACTCAAACATGTATAGATGACCAGAAACTGCATATCTTCTCAGTAAATTTGAATCTGGTTCATCCTCCTGTCCCCTTTGATCTATCTTTTCTTGTCTTACAACTTTTGAGGCGTCTTTTTTATATTCAGATGAAAGTTTTTTAACGGCGTTCTTATACCAGTTGTAACTTTGCTTCTCACCGCCAGTCATCTCTGTTACTTTTTCAAAGATGGTTGTATATCCAGTGTTTTCCTTTTTGGAGTTGCGCTGGATTGTTGCAAATCCTTGTGCCATTGCTCTGTACCTAGAATAAGTGATCTTCTGTTAAGATTAAAAAATTCATCTGCCTATCTTCACAGAAGTCCTGAGCAGCGTCCCATTTGGCACGGTTCTTGACGAACGTCAGGGCAGCCCGTTTATAGGCAGCAGTCCTTTTGTTTTTGTCATTCGGTGGTTTTGTTTGTTTCTTGGGTTTTACTTCAATGATATATTTCGTTAACTTTCCTGACTTTTCACGAACTTTGATGTAAAAATCAGGGAAGTATCTATGCACTCGTCCATCAGTTGGACAACGATATGGAATAATGACTTCTTCACTACCCCACTCTAAAATTGAGGGATTGTTGTCACAGAACACCATGAACTTTCGTTCCCATAATGATCTATAGATAATACGAGTAGGATTGCCACGATACTTTTTTGGGTTGACTGGTTTATAAAGTCCAGTATATGCCATAAATATATAAGATCCCACAAATATATTTAGTAGTGGCAGTAACAAAGATAAACGAGTTCATGCAAAAGATAGGTGCAGCGGGCGGTATGTCCCTGTCATCTGGTTTTGATGTTGAATTTGATTTTCCTGGAGGCACTAATAAATTTGCCAGTAAGTTTTACACAGGTAAGGAAAACAAGAATCTTATTCATATGTTGTGTGATGAAGCGCAACTACCAAACGTTCAGTCTGGTACAGCACAAATAACTGGAAAATATTTGGGTCAGGGACCAGTATCTTATCCTCATACTAGAATTTTTACTGACTTAAGTTTGGGTTTTATGTTAGACGCGGATCTAACTCCATTGAAATTCTTTAATGAATGGTATAATTTTATTTTTAGTGAAAAGGAAATACCTGAGGGTGTAGGAAGGTTTGAAGAAATTAAAGCAAATGCACCACTTACATCTAATCGTACTAATAGATTGAAATATCTAGATCAATATGCATGTACACTTAAGATCATGAAAACTGAACCATCAGTTGATGCAGCTAACGGAAGATCTGGTGTAGCATATTTGTTAGAAGAATGTTATCCATATTCTATTGATGCGGTCCCTCTTGCTTATGGATCATCTCAAATAACTAGATTAACTGTGAACTTTTACTATAGTAGACATACTGTAGTGATGGGTGATGTGAGCAGTCAGTTTCAAGCGTTTGGTGGTAAAGTTGAGGTTGCTCCTGGTGTATTCAGAACTCAATACGTTTCTGGAGATTTTATCTACACCTATGACAATGGTAAATTTGTCAAAAAAGAATCAGTAAAATGAAAATTGATTTTTCAATTCCATAAAAGTGGGAAATTTTTTTCCGCCAATTTTTGGGTTAAAAAGTCGCGCTAAATATACATATGACCTGAGGTAATTATTATGGCATTGCCAAAACTGGGGTATCCAACGTATGAGTTGGAATTACCCTCTAACGGAAAAACTATTAAATATCGCCCATTTTTAGTAAAAGAGGAAAAAGTTCTTTTATTGGCAATGGAGTCTGAGGATGAAACACAGATTACAAATGCAGTAAAGGATCTGATTAGAAATTGTGTTGTTTCACGACTTAAGGTGGATAATCTCCCTAGTTTTGATTTAGAATATCTCTTTTTGAAGATTAGAGCAGCATCTATTGGAGAACAGATTACATTGACAGTAACATGTCTTGATGACAATGAGACTAACGTAGAAGCAACTATCAATATTAACGAAATTGAAGTAACCAAACCTGAAGGGCATGATAGGAAAATCATGTTTGATGAAGAATTTGGAATTATGATGAACTATCCAAGTATGAAACAATTTGTAGATAGAGAGTTTCTACAGAAAGAGATGAAGACTGAGGAGGTTTATGGATTTATTGCAGATTCTATTGATCAGATCTTCCAAGGTGAAGAAGTATATGACAGTAGCACTACTTCAAAGAAAGAATTCCGCGAATTTGTTGATAGTTTGACTACTAAGCAATTTGAGCAAATTCAACAGTTTTATGCTACTTCTCCAAAGTTGAGTCACACTTTTACTGTGACAAATCCCAAAACTGGCGTCAATTCTGATTACACACTTGAGGGTCTACAGAGTTTTTTCGCATAGCACTCTTCCAAAATAATCTGGAGGGGTACTATAGAATGAATTTTGCTTTGATGCAGTATCATAAATACAGCTTGACTGAGATTGAAAATTGGATGCCTTGGGAAAGAGAAGTATATACTACCTTCCTAATGCAATATCTTGAAGAGGTCAAACAAAAACAAGAAGCAGCAAAGAATAGATAGTGGCAGGTCTTTCCAAAACATACAGTGGTGATTTTACCAGTTTTTTTGCTGGTAAAATTCTTGGTGCTGCTGGATTAGCGAAAGGAGAAAAAGATAGAAGAGTTGCTGAGGGTCTAGAGAAAGCTAAATCGGGATCTCTTTTTGCTAAAGCACTTCAACATGAATTTGGTGGAGATCTTTACAATAGAACTTTGGGTAATTTTGACCCAAGAAAAAAATTTAGTGAGACTGACCGAAAATCATCAAAAGAGGGTAGATTTGCAGGTCAGTTTCCAGAGGGAAAGGGTAAAGGCGGATCTACAGTAGATAAAAAGATAGAATCCGCTGAAAATGAGTTATTAAAAGAAGATGATTCTATTCCCGTAAAAGATGAAAAGTTAAGAACGCAAGTATCTAAGTTTTTAGGTAAAGAAATTGCGACAAAGATGAATGTTGTGAATTTTGCTACAAATGAAGTAGTAAAAGAGGTGAAGGGTGTACGTGCTGATTTAGATAAAACTCATACTCTCATTTCTCAGCAGACAGATTTGATGTCTGAGAAATTTGATGTAATTCTTGGTATTTTTGACGCTAATTTGGCGTATCAGAAAAAAATTGCTGAAGAAGCAAAAGTTCGTAGAAGAGAATCTGAACTAGAGATAGAAAAAGACCTATCTACCACTAGAAAACTTAAAGAGTTTGCTTCTGGTAAAAAAGGAGGGAGTAATTTATTAACTGGTATTCTAGGTGATTTACTCAAGAAATTTTTAAAAAAGAAAACAAAAGGACTTACCAGTCTACTATTTAATGCTCTCAAGGGTAAAAGCACTCCTATTAGGAGTATAGTTGGTAGTTTTATTAAAGCAATATTTCAAGGTAAAACCCCCTTTGGAAAAACTACGGTAGCTAGAAGAATTGATAAAAAATTTAAAAAGAATCTTGTTCAAAGTCTTCAAAAATTTAATGATTATGGTAGAGGTAATGCTGAACAAATTGCTACTAAACTAGTAAAAGATCCAAAGGGTGCAGCATCTCTTGTTGATTTTGCAAGTAAAAATACTAATGTAAAAGCACAGCAGAGCGGTAAGGATTTATTGCAATCGTTGGTTGGAGTTCCTCCAGCGGAGCGAGTTCGCGGCGCTGTTCCTAAAAAAGTTACTGATGTTAATGCATTAAAAAAGACAACGAAAAAGTTT